GACCTACTATACGAACTCAGAAAGGACAAGACCGTATTCGTCATCACCCATAACCCCCACTTGGCCTCTCACATGGAGAGCCATAAGAAGATTACAATAACTAAAGAGCAAGGAGTCTCTACTATATCATGACCATCAAGAAGCTAAACGATCTCGGACAAGAGATCTTCATGTCACGCTACGCCTACCCTGGAGAGACCAAGTGGTCTGAGAGGGCAAAGATTATAGCAAAGCATATTGCTAGTGCGGAGAAGCCTGAGGATGTTGTGGGTATTGAAAAGTCTTTCTACGATACCATCTCCAGCGGTGACCTAGTCCCTGGTGGTCGTATCATTTATGGCGCTGGCCGTAACGCTGGACGCCATAACATGCTTAACTGCTATGTCATCATTCCTGAGGACACCGTAGACAGTATCGGCAAGACTATTCAGGACATGTATAAGATCTCTTGTGCTGGTGGTGGTATTGGCTTCAATGTGTCTAAGATCCGCCCAAAGGGTGACGATATTGGAAATGTCGCCAACAGCGCCCCAGGCTCTGTGTCAGTTCTCCGTATGATCAACGAGATCGGTGACCACGTTAAGTCTGGAAAGAACCGTCGAACCGCTCTGATGGGTATTCTAAATGTAGACCACCCTGATCTTCTAGAGTTCCTGACTGTCAAGCTAGATGCGGGTGAGCTTACTAACTTCAACATCAGTGTTGCTGTTACCAATGCCTTCATGGAAGCTGTTCAACTTGACCAGCCTTGGTTCTTCAAGTATGCCAACAAGGAATACCACACATACGTCCTAAAGGCCACTAACAACAAAGGTGAGGAGCGAGAGCTAGAAGTAATCGCCTTGACCCCTGAGGACGCTGTGGGGCGTGCTGAGGGCTTCTGGAGGCAGGATTGGACTGAGACTTTCGAGGTGATCGAGCAACGTGATATCAAGGCTCGATGGCTTTGGGATCGTATCTGGACTAACAGTGTCGAGAGCGGTGACCCTGGTATCTATAACATCGACCTTGCCAACTCCTATACCAATGTGAGCTACTTCGAGGAGCTAGCCTCCACCAACCCTTGTGGTGAGATTAGCCTTCCCTCCTACGGTAACTGCTGCCTTGCTAACATTAACCTTGCCAATATGGTAGCAGAGGGAGATGTTGATTGGAAGCGTCTCGCTCGCGCTGTCCGCACGGGTATTCGTTTCCTAGATAATGTCCTCACTGTTAACCACTTCCCAACTCCTGAGTGTAAGGAAGTAGGACAGCGTAGCCGCCGCATCGGTCTAGGTGTCATGGGTCTTCACTACATGCTCATTCAGCTTGATCTAAAGTATGGTAGTGAGAAGTGCCTAGAGTTCCTTGAGCGACTCTTCTCTACCATTCGTGATGAGGCATACAAGGCAAGCTGCTACCTAGGGCGCGACAAGGGATCGTTCCCAGCCTTCGACGCCGAAAAATACCTCCAGGAAGACTTCGCTAAGACACTTCCTATTCGCATTCGACACCTAATCCGTAAGCATGGTATTCGCAATGCAGTTATGCTCACTGTGCCTCCTACGGGAACTATCAGCATGGTCATGGGCGTCAGCAGCGGTATTGAACCCATCTTCTCAGCAATGTATAAGCGTCGATGGCGTCAAGGTAATGTATGGAAGGAGCAAGTGGTTGTCGATCCTCTCTTCCAGCAATACTATGACGAGAACAAGCCACTCGGAGCGTTTGTCGGATCTTACGATGTAACTCCTGATGAGCATCTAGCGGTGCAATCGACCATTCAGAAGTATGTTGATAGCTGTATCAGCAAGACCATCAACCTTCCAAGCGACTTTGACGCTTCTCAGTTGGCCGACGACATGATGAACTATCTTCCTTACATGAAGGGTTGCACGGTCTACAAGGCAGGCTCCAAGGGTATGGAACCGCTCCAGCACATCCCTCTTACCAAGGAGAATGTGGACAAGTATATGAATCAAGCTGCAACCGCAGAAGTTCAGACTGGAGAGGCTTGCAGCCTAGAAGGTGGAGACTGCGGAGAATAATATGGAAGAAGAAGTTGATTTTGAGGAACTTCCTGATTGGGATGATCCGTATTGGGAGGAATGATGCCTTATTACGACTTTAGATGTAAAACCTGTCGCTTGGATTGGTGTGTAGAAGCTCCTATGTCGGAAGCACCTGACACAGACGATTGCCCTGAATGCGGTGCAGTTTGTGAACAGAACTTCTCACCCCCTGTGCTTATCTTTAAGGGGAAGGACTTCTACACCAACAAGCGCAAGCAGCATAACCTTGTCTACAACGACAGGAAGATGCAGGACGAGGTTCAATCTGACCTTGTAGATATTGCTAAGAAACGAGTTGAGGAGCAAAGCAGCCCTTATCGTAATATTGGTGTAAAGCGTGAATGGGTGGAGAAAGCCGTCGCTACGGGCCAATGGGAGAAGAAGAGGAAGCCTTGACATCTGCCTCAGAATCGTCTACTATACCCACCTATCACCAATCCTGACCCCTACATACTACAACCACCATGGCTTACTCATTCTCTGACAACATCCAACGCGGGATTCTACAGCTTGCGAAGTCGGATATCAACTTCTTCAACGAGATTGCCCCTCTCGTCAAGGCTGAATACTTCGACTACCCCATCCACCAGACCCTCTTCGCTGGTGTGAAGGACTTCTTCTCGAAGTATCACAAGCTGCCCACTGACGACTTCCTGAGCGAGTTCTGCAAGGACCGTAAGCGCCAGGGAGAGTCTATGGATGAGTATGAGGATGAGCTTGCTCTCATCTCACGTCTGGACACCTCCTGCACGGCGAACCCTGAGTTCGTGATCGAGCTTGTGGAGAAGTTCGCCAAGCGCGAGAGCATGAAGCAGGCCATCACTGAGTCTGTAGAGTTGATGAAGGACGGTCGCTTTGATGAGATTGAGAAGACTGTCAAGGACGCTCTTCTCGTCTCTCGCAACCAAGACTTCGGTCAGGATTACTTCAAAGATGTAGATGCCCGATGGGAGCGCCTCTTGAGCGTGAACGAGGGTGATTACATCAAGACTTGCTTGCCCACTCTGGACCGTGGCCTTACTGGTGGTGGCCTAGGTCGTAAAGAACTGGCGATGGTTGTAGCTCCGCCAGGAGTGGGCAAGTCCCTATACCTTGCTAATCAAGCTGTGAAGTGTCTCATTGAGAACCTTAAAGTAGTCTATATTAGCCTGGAAATGTCCGAGGACCGTGTCGCGCAGCGACTCGACTCGATCTCTACCCTGATCCCACAGGGTAATCTTAAGAACTCCTCCGAGCGCAGCAAGCTCAAGCAGCGCCACAAGATCCTACGTGAGCGTTTCTCTAAGTCGGATCTACGAATCAAGGAGTTCCCCACTGGCATGGCTACGATCAATACTATTCGTGCCTACCTCAACCAGCTAAAGAGCTACGAGGGCTTTGTGCCTGATGTGCTTGTCATCGACTACATGGAGCTTCTACGCCCAGTCCGTGAAGGCATGAGTGAGTATGAAGCCCAGCAGCGCATCGCTGAGGAGCTACGAGGACTCGCTGTGGAGCAGAACCTCCTTGTGTGGACTGCTACCCAGACGAACCGCGCTGGCCGAGGAGCCCGAGTAATTACTGACGAACACCTTGGGGATAGCTACGGTAAGTTCCGTGTTGTGGATCTCGCCATCTCTATCAACCAAGATGAAGAGGAGTTTGATGAGGGTATGATGCGTGCCTATGTGATGAAAGCCAGGAACGGCAAGGCACGCTTTATCATTCCCATGACCATCTCTTATCAGACTCTAGTCATGCAAGAGATCGACCATGAGCAGCAGCCTGAGACAGCAGATTGAGAATGAAATTGGAGTCCTAAACGCAGGATGGGCACTATTTCCTATCTATTTCAAGGATGACCTTGAGATAGATGGGGATGAGTGCTTAGGTGTAACAGATTTCGATAACCAAACCATTACAATCAGAGCTAATATGTCTGAGGCCATGGTTAAGCAGACTCTCATTCATGAAATGTGGCATGTAATCTGGTCAACAATGGGTCTGAGGACAGCAGACGAGGATCCCGACGCACCTATCACCACAAATCAGGAGTTTCTAGTTGAACAAACCACCAGGGGGAGCCTACTATATCAGTCCCTGAACCCCCGACTGTGGAGACTACTCTATGAACTCTAAAGCACATGATCTTCTTACCGCATACGAGATGCTCGACTGGGATCTCTATGTAACCATCTCGGAACAACTGTGTAACGTTGATAGGCACTGTATTGAGGATGAGCTTGTTAGCTTTCCTCGACAGTTCTCATACTATACTGGCCTCTATGAGTATGCTCGACAGGATGTCGGGAAATGGGAGGCCAAGCTAGAAAAGTTCATGGCAGAGCTTAAGAACGAGGCTGCTGACCAACTCAAGTCCACTGGCACTCGCCCCACTGTTGATGCAGTTATGACGCGAGTAAACACCTCAGAGGAACTATATATGTTTAAGGAAGACCTTGAGGTCCGCAAGGGCCGACTCGGTCTTCTCAAGTCCCTTGTGTCTGGTATGCAGGCCAAGAAGGACATGCTAGTCCAGATCTCCGCTAACAGCCGAGCCGAGATTCAACTTGCTAAAGGCTGATAACTGACCTACTATACAAACTCAACCAACTACTAACTACTATGGCTATCGACCTTAACGCGCTTCGTCAGAAGCACCTCCAACTTACTAATCCTAAGGCCGCTTCTGGTGACAACCAGGACTTCCTTAACAAGTTCTACCGTGTTCAGGAGGGTGACGCTTATGTCCGCATCCTTCCTGCCCCTGAGGGCTCTGACAAGCCCTTCTACGCAGAGACCAAGATCCACCGCGTTCCTGGTCCTGACGGGACCGTCCACAACTACCATTGCCGCAAGGTTCATGGTGAGAAGTGCCCCCTCTGCGAGCTATACTATGCTCTGTGGAAGACTGGTTCCAAGGAGGACGAGGACCTTGCTCGCCAGATCAAGCCTCGCTCCCGTTACTACCTCAATGTGTTCGACCGTGAGACTGAGGAGGTCAAGATCTTCTCTATCGGCATGATCCTCTTCCAGAAGATCATGGAGACCATGCTCGATCCCGACTACGCTGATCTGTTCGAGAAGGCCGAGAACGGCATCATCGACACCAAGATTGGTCACGACTTCAAGGTTTCCATGTTCAAGGAAGGTCCTTGGCCCAAGTATGACCGCTCTATGTTCCGCCCCCGTGGTAGCGAACTCGGTAGCGCTCAGAAGGTCGATGAGGTGATGAACTCCCTCCACGATATTCACGGTCTTGTGAAAGTGGAGGAGTATGATACTCTTCTGGAGGCAGCACAAAACCTTCGTCCCGAGCTTGGTGTTGTGCGAGAGCGACCCGCCCCTTCTTCTGACGATGCTCAGAGCGGGTCCGATGATGATTTTACTAGGAGGCTTATGTCATGAAAAAACTTATCCTCGCTCTTGCATTCGCTGGTATGACCAGTTGCATTGCAGAGCAATCTTACCGTCTTGCAGATGCAGACTTCGTCCTTCCTGGGTTCGAGCAGATTCCATTCCCTGCTGAGAACCTTACCCAGCACCTTTCTCCTGCACAAGAAGTTGCCTTCCAGCAACAATACGGTGACGGTCCTTACGTTATCGTAGAGGAGCAAGCTCTGCCCGCAGGGGCACCTTCAATGCCCCTCACTATCGGGCAGGCTCAAGGAGGTGATACTGGCGGGGAGACTTCCTGGAATGTAGATGCGATTGGAGAAGCTGTGGTGGGTGGTCTAGGCACCCTATTCCCCAGCCTGCTTCCTTTCTCACCTGCGCTGCTTCTTCTGTTCCGACGCTCACGAAAGCATCTAGTGGCTGCTGCCAAGAAAGCACTGCCACGCCCTGGCGACCCTACAATTGATCTAATTGGTGCTGCCACTGATACTCTTCGTGCAATCGGATTGCTTCACTCCACTCCTGCTAGCGAGTTCGTTACTGAGAATGGTCTAGTAGTTTCGGATGAAGAGGAGGAGGCTGAACCAGAAGTTTCCTGACAAAGTGATTTGAGCCCACTTGGCCCCCACAGATTTCTAGGATCTGTGGGGGCTTTCTCATTATAAGCTCCTATTATAGTATGGACATGGACAAGATCAAGATCCTCGTAGTCCCCGCTAACGACGGAGGATGTGCCTATTATCGTGCTTGGGATCCGTTTAGGAAACTATCTGCGCTACACCCTGATGAAGTAGAGGTTCGGTTCGAGAAGAACCCTCTACAGATTGAGCAGGACAAGGACGGAAAACTAGGCCAATTCCCAGAAGACCCAGACTACAGTGAAACCTTTGAATGGGCTGACTGGGTGATGACTCAGAACCTCAGCAACTATGGAGGTCCTTACACTGCACGCATAGTAGGGATTGCTAAGGAACACGGGTGTTTGGTTCATTACGACACTGATGATCTTCTCACTGATGTATACAAAGGTCACCGTCTACATGACGTATACAAGGACAAGCAATTAGGTGAGATTACTAAGTTCATTTACAACAATGCTGACCTTGTAACTGTAACGCAGAATAAGTTTGCTGACCGCATCGTAGAGTTTATGCGACCAGGGTCAGCGCTGTGCGTAATTAAGAACGCTATAGACTACAACCTTCCTTGCTGGAATGAGACTAGATTCCTGCCAAAGAACAATATGTGCCGTTTCGGATGGGCTGGTGGAATCCATCATGAGCAAGACGTTAGGCAGTTCGCAGGAGTTCCGCACTTAGTTAATCAGAAGGCAGGCATGGGTAAGTGCCAGTGGAACCTGTTTGGACGCCCTCCTGTCCCTGAGGACGGTAAGAGAGACTGGCAGCAGGATGTATGGGACAACTACGAGCGCATTATATTCCATGGAGCTAGAGGAAAGAATCGGGCAAACATGCACATTCATGCGGCAGCACCTCCTGACCGATATGGATCCTTCTACGCCAGGATGGATGTCGCTCTAGCTCCTCTTGAGTTCAACAATTTCAATGATTCCAAATCTGACATCAAAGTGGCCGAATGTGGTCGATACGCTGTGCCTCTTGTTGCTACTAACTGCGGTAGCTATTCTGACACTATTGTGGATGGGGTTACTGGTTATCTCATTGATCCCTCTAACCCTCGCTCAGATTGGGTTCGTGTTCTCACAAGGCTTGCAAAGGATCGTAAGCATCGTGAAGAGATGGGTCAGAACCTAAAGGCTATTACTGACGAGATGTTCGACCTGAACAAGGTAGTAGGTCAGCGTCTTCGTGTATACCGTGAGATTATGGAGAAGAAGAATGAAGGTTAGTGTGATAACCACGACTTACAACGATGCACATATGATGGATCGTTGCCTCAGAAGCATCCGTGACCAGCGAGCGCCTTGGGATGAGATTGAGCATATCGTCTGGGATGATGGCTCCTCTGACCTATTCGACCTAAAGCAGATGCAAAAACTCTACCCACACGCCAAGTTCTATCTAGGCAATGGTAACGTAGGTCTAGGTGCTGCTCGTAACCTTGCCTGCAAAGAGGCTACAGGTGATGCTTTCCTCTTCCTTGATGCTGACGATTACTTTAGCCTAAACACTGTAAGCGATATGGTAAAGGCTAGCCGTAATGGCGAGCGTGGAGGACCTATCTATCCCAGTGTCCAGCACGTGGGCAAGATGACCAATCTACGCAAGCCAGGGAAATGGAGCCCTGAGAGGGCTTGTAAGGAGCTATTCATCCCATCCTCTTCTATGGTTATGCGTAAGGACTTTGAGGCTGTAAGTGGGTTCACTGAGGGATTACCTCTGTTTGAGGACTTCGACCTATGGTATCGCCTTGCCAAGAATGGGACTGAGGGATACTATTGTAGTAGTGCTGTGCTATACTACAACATCCGTGAAGATAGTATGAGCGATCATTTCGATCTAAGTGGTATGTCCACAACTAAACAAGAGATCTACCAGAGGATTGTGACGCAATGAAGACTCTTGAAGAATACCTTTCAGGTAAGACTGTAGCACTGGTAGCTGGAGGTAGTTCGCTGGTGGGTCAGGGTTTAGGCCAACTAATCGACTCCTATGATGTGGTTGTTAGAATGAACAGGGCTCTTCCAATGGACCCAAAGAAGATTGATGACATTGGTAGCAGGACTGACATTCTATACAATTGCCTAGACCTTGACCCTATGGCAGGAGGTCCAGTCATGCCTATGATGTGGATCAACTATGGTGTAAAGTATCTGTGCAGCACCTACCCACAGAGCGAGCCTTTCGTTTTTCCCCAGCGAACCTGGGGCATCCAGAACTTCTTACCTACACGATGGAT